ACCCTACCATAGCTAATTAAACATAGCGGTAAGCTGATTAGTGTACCCATGAAGGGCAAGGCTCCCAGCTCCCCAGTTGAGGGGTCATATGTCCACACAGCGCGACTATCAGCGAATTCCAGATCAAAACCTACTCCCAGCCTATATTCTATTGATAACAATCGTCCGAATAATATCATAATGGCACGCTCTCATCTACTAATTCCTTAACGAATAGACCATCAACCATCTGGCCCTTCCTATCCTTAATGTCCCCGTATGCATGCCAGAGGCAATCAAACAGGCTTAGATTGTTCCTAGTGGCAATGTTTATTAAGACTACCATTATATCACCTATATCATCAATGGGCGTTAGATCGGCATTGAGAGACAATCGCAGCTCCTCTACCTCCTCTGCTAGCTTCTCGAATTGCTGTATGTCTGTCGATCCCTCTATTAAGTTGCGGTCTGTGTGCCATTGTATGACCTTTCTCTCCATCTCTCCTAATATCATTCGCTGTATTCCTCCATCCATTGTAAGTCTGCTTTAATGTCTGCTAGTGCCTCGTCAATCTCCCATTGTTCCACGGGTGGGTATTCATCGGCATCATCTAGCAGGTGTTCGTCCCCATGTAATTCGTTATCATTCATAATATCACCTTTAAAGTATGTATGTGCCGATAGCATAGCCGATAGGCCAACCAATTGCAAACCCTATTAAGCACCATTTAGTATAAAAATATAGCTCTTTCATGATCGTTTATCCTGTGTTTATGTCTGTTTGATATCGTTTATGGTTGCAAACCTAAAGCCATGACCGCGACCCAGTACCAACTGAAGGCTCCGATTATAGCCAGTAGGCCAGTGACTGACCACCCTATGACCTCCACTATTATATTTTGCACAGTATCGCGCCTCTGTGCCTTCTCTACCTGCCTACGCTTTGCGCTATTCATTGTGTCAGCTCCTTATATTCGATGGGTGTTAATACGTTCGCTATGTATTCTGTGGACGCACAAACACGCGCACCATTAGATAATAAACAGATGTCATACGGCTCTATCTCTATAATCCAATACCACTCCGAATCGTCACCATACAAATTGTGGTGCAATTGCACATAATCACCGACAAACAGTATCAGTATGCTTGGACGGTTCGACATTGTTGCGTCTTTAATATTCATTAGGCAAGCCCTCCTTCAATTAAAAGTATATCACCCATCAATGGCGGATGCCATTTTAACCGGTGTTGAGACAGTACATTATCAAGCCCAACATCTGACCACCATATATCAGTTGCTTCCATGTTTGGCTCCAGCCCGTCCAGTAACCCTTCCTCATTGATTATTAAGTGATCGCCATTTGAAAGATACACTATTTCAATGCGCCCGTCAACAAACTCCTGCATATCCTCCAGCGTGGGTTGTTCCATATCTTTTGTAATTCGCTTTAATACTGTCATGGTTCAGCCTCCTACGGCGATTAGATTTTTGTATTGCTTGGCCATCTTGCGACCGTGGGCGATATACGCCACCGTTTTAATATCCTTAGACCAACACTGACGGCACTTCTTACACTTGCCATCTTGGTCACCTGCTGGACACACTGACAACGCTGCGTTACTGTGTTGCACTGTTTGAATTATTGTCGAACTATTGCGGGCATTCTCTACTACTTCACCGTTTACGCCATCGCTGGATAACCTGACAACCACGTTTTCTAGCGCGTCCATAGTGGCCAATATAGCGCCGAACTTGTCGAATTTGTGCATTCTAGTGGGTAACCAGTGCTTGCACCACGGCGTTGCTTGCATGACCTGTAGAACCTTCTCTGCTAATCCTAGGCTATACAGGTCGCCACTATCGAACCACCTGAAATAGCGTTCCGTATCCAGCTCTTCGACCATCTCATTGACCCATTCGTCACGCTTCCAGTCTTGTTTGTTGCTTACCCGTGGCGCTTTGACATTGGGAAACCTATAGTTACCGTCCGTAGCGTAGCAACCAACACATGCTGGCACTAGGTCGCCGTTGCTATCCGTTGACGCGGGGCAAGTGTCGAGAGCTTCAAGGCTCCACGATTTGCAAGGCATTTTGCTAGGTTTAGATAGTTTAATCATAATAATATAATCCTGTATTAATAATTATTTTATAACTGGCCGCTATGGTATCACAACGGCCAGCAATAACAACAACTATTGACCGTTGACTATCAGTATATAAACTTTTTGCTCTATCATCTTGTATGCCTCTGTGTGTTTGTTGTCTTGATGGTGCCATTGTATCAGCCTGTGCAACCCTGTCAACAACTATTTGCAATTAATTTACCCTGTGTCGCAAACAGATAAGCATGTCGCTAACTGATAAGCCTACCTTTTATACTATGCGCGCATGCGTAGCAATAATCATGCCAACTATTTACCTGTGCAATTCCTGTGCCAACTTGTATATGCCTGAGCCATGCAATATCTGTGCCATAGGTATCCTATTGCGTCCCCACACTTGCCCTGTGTACAACCTGTGGATAACTTATGTTCCACATGGAACCTAGCCCTGCCTGTGGATAACTTGTGTAAAACCTGTGGATAACTTAGGGGACGGGGGGGCCGCTGGGCTTCCGGCTGTATCAGGGGTACCCTCCAGTATACAAAAAAGTAGCAATTTGGGATTAATGGTGTATAATTAGGTCTGACCTGTATATACATGTGTAGACATAAGCCCTTGATTAGCTTAAATAAACCTTGACACCACCTGTGATAGCCTTTAGTTATTAAAGGGACGGCCCTTATGTATAAATATGTTGACATTAGTAAAGAAAAGACTTGACTTTTGGTTAAAAAGATGGTATAATTTATAGTATAACTAAAGAGATAAAAGCAACCTCGCGCCTTAAGTACCTTAAGCAAGTTTAGGATTGATCTTTAAATAATAATTAAAGAATATTCTAAAGTATACTTAAGTATCCTTAAGATAACTAGGAGTAGACTTTGAGTAGTAAAGAATCAAAGGTTAGTCAGCCCGCAAAGCGGGTTGGGCGACCAAAGAAGACAGATATAGTGTCAAAAACCAACGGTAAGCGTAAGGCAGTAGGCCGACCCAAGGGTGACGCAGCGACAATTAACGAGTACAAGGCTAGGATGCTGGCCTCTCCTAAGAGTAGGAAGGTACTAGACTCGATATTGTCAGCAGCTTTGGACGATGACCATAAGAATCAAGCAGCGGCATGGAAGCTCTGTATGGATAGGTTACTACCTGTCAGCTATTTTGAGAAGGATAAGGTCAACGGAGGCAAGAGTGCTATCAATATCTCTATTACGGGAGTTGGTGGGGAGACTACTGTCATATCCGGCGGCGACCAAGAAGAAGAACCCATTGAAGGGGATTATACCGATGTATAACATCAACAACGATTTAGATTACTTCACTAGAGAAGAGTTTGCTTGTCAGTACACAGGCGAGAACGAGATCAGCGATCATCTACTACTGAAGTTAGATTTGTTAAGAGCTAGGTGTGCATTCCCCTTCATCATCACGAGTGGTTATAGATCAGAAGACCACCCAATCGAAAGAAAGAAGGAGAAAGCAGGAACTCATGCCCAAGGAATTGCAGCGGACATTAAAGTTAGTAACGGGACACAGAGGTACACAATTGTTGAAGAGGCCATTAAGATGGGCTTTACGGGAATTGGAGTTGCTAACGGTTTTGTGCATGTTGACATCCGCAATCTTGACGGTAACGAGTCTCCTGTAATGTGGTGCTACTAGCTTGGCTGATTTAAAGGTTGAGTTACTCCCTTGGCAGCAAACAGTATACAACGACAAGACTCGCTTTAAGGTTATTGCCGCTGGCAGACGTACAGGCAAGTCCCGTCTAGCTGGATGGGCGTTAATCCTTAACTGTTTGTCAGCTAAGAAAGGTCAGGTGTTCTACGTTGCCCCTACACAGGGTCAGGCTAGGGACATTATGTGGCAGATGCTGCTGGAACTAGGGCATAGTGTCATAGCCTCTAGTCATGTCAATAACTTACAGATCAAGTTCATCAACGGTGCTTTGCTAACCCTAAAGGGTGCAGATAGACCAGAGACTATGCGAGGTGTTAGCCTCAAGTTCTTGGTTATGGACGAATACGCCGATATGAAGCCAGAGGTGTGGGAGCAAATACTACGTCCAGCTCTTGCGGATCAGAAGGGCGATGCGATGTTCATTGGTACGCCAATGGGTCGTAACCACTTCTACGACTTATACCAGTACGCTAGTGTGTCAAAAGATGATACGTTTGTTGGTTATCACTTCACTAGCTTCGACAACCCACTGCTAGACCCTGAAGAGATTAAAGCTGCTGAGAAGTCTATGTCAGCCTTTAGCTTCCGTCAGGAGTTCATGGCATCCTTTGAGGCTCACGGTAGTGAACTGTTTAAAGAAGAAGATGTTAAATTTAGCGAAGAAGAGCCAAAAGATGGTGATTACTACATTGCTGTCGATTTGGCAGGCTTTGCAGACGTACAGAAAGTCACTACCAAGACTAAGCGCCTTGACCAAACAGCTATATCTGTTGTTAAAGCGGGCGTGGAGGGCTGGTGGGTTGCTGACATCATACATGGGCGATGGGGCGTTGAAGAGACCGCACGAAAGATTTTCGGAGCGGTAGACAAGTATAAGCCACTTGCGGTCGGTATCGAGAAAGGAGCCTTAAAGAATGCAGTGCATCCATATCTAAATGATCAGATGAAGCAGAACCAACGCTTCTTTAGAGTAGAAGAGCTTACCCACGGTAACAAGAAGAAAGTAGATAGAATTGTATGGGCGTTGCAAGGACGCTTTGAACATGGCAACATCAGTTTAAACAAAGGTAAGTGGAATAGTCAGTTTCTTGACGAGTTGTTCCAGTTCCCTAATCCATTAGTCCATGACGACTTGATAGACTCATTAGCATACATAGACCAGTTAGCCAAGGTTTCCTATGCTTTTGACTATGAAGAAGAGGACTACGAATACTTAGATAAATACGCGGGCTACTAACTATGCTAGAAGATAATGAAGGTTTTGCTACCGAACAACACCTAGAAGATTGGGTTATACAAAAGTGTGACGGCTGGAGAGA